CGCATGCAACAATTATCTATCGAAAGAATAACTAAATTTAATTTATTTAAAACAAATGATATTAGGAAAGACTTATCAACTCACTTGCCATATGTGTGCATTAATCATTGGAAGTATGAAATGGTTAATGACAATAGTTTTAGTTTAAACGGTCAAATCGCACACGACTATATGATTAAGAATAATATGCACATTGAAGACACAGCTTTAACTAGTTTAATGAAGGATCATTATTATACTAGATCAATGCATCATATGCAGAAATACTATCGAACTAACGCATTTATCAACTACGTTCCTTCTAAGAACTTTCTAGATTGTTTAAAAAATATTAATGTCAATGTTGATCTATCTATACTTGATCGTGATTTTGATTATTACTTTGAAATCAATAGTAACTTATTTGATACCGACAATATGGCTGTTAGATTTATATTAGCTTCTTCTTACGTATTATTAAACAAGCGCTGGCTTATCTTAACGATATGTGATAAGGATTATAGCTTTCGACATGTGTATATTCCTATTAATAGTGGATCTACCTTTGAAGAACGTTTTAATTTATTAGATAGTTTTGTCACTGCTGGTGATAATAGTTTGTTAATGGATAGCGTTAAATATACTGAAAATACTACAATAAGAACTGCAGTTAATTTAATATTATATGTGCTTAATCCGACAGAAGATTTTAAAGAGCAATATAATAAATTTGCCGGTTCTTCCAATGCCATTAAAACTCAAAAGAAAATCTACACATCATCTGCATTTGTTTCAATCGGCTTTGAGGCAGAATTCCTTAGATTACAACGAGAATCAGAAACTATTGTTGGATCTTTTTTTAGATGGTATCATACAGGTGTGGGCAGGCTAATACCCAAATTAATTTTAGTCAAGCCTTATGTTAGAATTACAAAATCATTTGAGGATTAACTATGAAAATTTGTTCATGTTGTAAACGTCCTAAGGATCCTATTAAAGGATTTCATGGTATCAAGGTTAAGAAGTCTATATGTAAAGTGTGCACTCTTGATAGGATCTTTAATAGAAAGCAAGCCTTTCTCCAACAAGCATTTGAAGCTGGCGATACTAAGATAGATCAATGCAAGTGTGGTAACTTCTATAAGAATGAAATTAACAGATGTAATGGAATCTTTGAGCTAAGGAAGACATGTAAGAATTGTGCTATCTTAACTAATTCTGGTAACTATCAGAGAAGAGCTGGCCATAAGTCTACTGAAGAAAAATTAAGCATCGCAATAAAATCTTTTAAAGATTTAAAGATCATATATAAAGATAATCCTTTGTTGAAGTATTATATTGGAAAGACACTAAGAAGGATAAGTAAATGAAACGTTCGTCCAATGAATTGTATCTGAAAGTAATGCGCAACATTATGAATGTGGAAGATGATATTAAGAAAGGTTGTTCACTTGCTAAAAATGTTCAATATGATTATGAATACTGGCAGAAGAATGTTTTAAATAAAGAAGCGGCATTTAAACTTCAGACTAGTTTTAACAAATGGAACAATAGACATGAAGAAAGAAATCAGTGATCAAGATAAACTCATTCAACTTTTAGATTGGGCAGAAGGAGAGGAATGGTTCAATGATGCTTTCTTAAAGTCTTTAGAAGAAGCCACTGAAAAACCTTGGTTTAACGGATTTAGTTCTGCTCAGAAAGAAGCAATCAATAATATGTTTGTTAAGTTCATTAAATGAAAATACTTTTCCCTAAATCATCTATTCTTGGCTCTGTCAGAACTTTAGACAATAAGACTTTAGATAGACAAAGAGCAGATGCTTATAGGGTTCTAAAGATATTAAGAAATCCTAATCACCCATCAAACCTTCTTCCAATTGTAAAGATGTGGAAAGGCTGCGAAACAGTTCTTAATATTTATTTTAACATGTGTTGTCAAGAGTATGTTAGAAGGGGATTTAGAAATGGCTTATCTACTATCAGAGTTAATATTGGTAATCTTAATTGGCCTAGTTGGTTTGGTGATGATAAAATTCATTCTTCTCATAGATCTTATTTACTTTATGTAAACCCAGAATACTATGCTCAATATAAGTGGGAAGATAAACCAAGCAGAGACGTTCTATATCCTGTTTGATCTCTTATAAGGACCTTTCTTAATCTTAGCTTTACGTTGCTTGATCTTATTATTAGCTTTCTCTATTATATGTTTAAAGCAGATCATAGAGATAACTGAATCAGCCTTAATAGATAGTTCAAGTCTTGGTTGGTGCTCATCATTCCTAATCCAGAACTCTAAGAATCCTTGTCTAATTTCAATCTCTGATATTCCAGTTAGTTTCTTAATTAAAGTTTCGCTGCCTTCCAAATACTTCAGGTTAACTTTCATTTGATATTCCTCATCTCTAGTTCTTCAGATTCATAACCTTCACTTTTAAGTTTGGTCATGAACATGATGGTTAGTGTTGATTCTAATATTTTATGATCTGCTGAGTGTGTCCAATATTGCAAGTGAGAAATTTCATGAGCTAGATTGGAAAGAATCTCGATTGTTGAAAAGTAAATCTTCTTATCAGCATAGTAATTTAGATAGAGACTCATCCGATAATGATTGTTTTTATACTTCCATAGTTGAGCGTGACAACCTAGAGTAACATCTTTACGACCATGAATAGAAGTGATTCGTTTTAGATAGATCAGATTAGGGACTAGAGATCGTATTGATTCAATATATTCTCTAGTCCATTCTAAATCTTTTGATAAGATCATTTAACTTCTCTTATAATAAACACCATTAACTAAAGCCCAGTCTTCATGAACCATTACAGGAGATTGAATAACTTGTTTTAATTCGATATTAATATAGACAATCAAGAAACCAAGATTCCATCTAACAGCTCCACCAACATATGATGCATGAAGCCTATGCATGCCTGGAGTTTGAACCCAAGACATAGGACCTCTAATAAGATCGTAAGTAGATTCCATATTTACTTGGTGATGATGTCCATTAGTACCAGACAAACCTTTCAATCCACTATCTGGTTCGTGACTAGCAACGAAAGCATCAAAATAGATTTTAAAGTTCTTCTTAAGTTCTTTCTTGATATCATCTTTAGAATAAGCTTTGAAGTCTAGCTTACTAATCCAGTTGATTTGATATTCATCTAACCCAAACAATTCTGCAAAGCCAATGTCCATAACATCTGATAAGAGCACTCTTAAATTTGGAGAACGATCAGCGATGTGTCTTAATAATCGGAACTCATGATTCCCCATGATGAAATCGATTTGTGCATTGGGACAAGCTTCTCTGATTTGTTTAAATAGATTCTTAACGAAAGCAAATCTTTCTTTGATCTTAACTTCTCTAGGGTCCTTCTCAAAGTTAGAGAACTCATAAAGATCAAAGATGTCACCATTAAAGATAATGATATCTGGTTGCATTCTTACAGCAGTATCAACAAACACTGACCAACAAAATAGATTGATATCTAAATCATGAAGATCAGAACAAACCATAATATTCTTTAGGTTGCTGGGTTTAAACTTCTTCTCATACTTATTATGATAAGGAAGAACTTCTAATTCAAAGAACTTCTTGTAGTGATCGAAGGCAGCGTGTTTTGCGATATCTTTTTCAAGTTTATGTTGATGTCTAGTCAGAACTAATTCAGATTGTCTCTTGAACTCAAAAAATGTCCCAAACCAGCGAGACCAAACAGAGTCAGCAAATGTCCCATTGCATCGATAGAAGTTACGAGAGATGTCTGAATTAGGATATTTTTCTTGGAGTAATCGAAGATCCATAATACAATCTTCTGCTGATACTTTTAAACTTCTCTTTTCCAATCTTTCTGATAAGAGCTTTTTAGACATAATTCAATCCTTGATTTATGGTGTAGTATTATCTAATAAGTACAGTAAAAACAAAGAGGAAACTTAAATGGAAAAGAATGAATGGTATATGGGAATAGCCGAAGCAGTTGCTCAGAAGTCTCCAGATGAGGAAACCAAGGTAGGATCCATTCTGATTAATAAAAGCAATGGCGCCATAATAGCTATGGGATATAACGGATTTGCAAGAGGAGCTCCAGATGCTTTCCTTCCCAAGGTAAGACCATTCAAATATGAGAATATGATTCATGGCGAAATTAACCTGATTTGTAATGCCGCTAAGAATGGAATCAGTATGGATAATTGTATAGTAGTTGCAACATTATCTCCTTGTGTGAATTGTTGCCGAGCCCTTTTCCAATGTGGAATAGATTCCGTTATTGTCAAAGAACTTTATCGGAACTTTGATGAAGTCTTAGCAATGAAAGATATTGGAATAGAGGTTACTAACTTACCAGGAACAAATTATAAATTATTAAAGTATCATAATTTGAATAACCAACCGAAGGAGACAGTATGAACAAAGAAGAATTATTTCAATTCATGGAAGAGAAGACAGCAAAGATGGTAGCAACATGCCGCGCTAAAAACAACGATTATTCAGGTACCAATAAATCTCCATTTGCTAACTTTGAAATGATTGGTCATCAAGGTGGATCAGTCGAATGGGGTTTCCTGACAAGAATTTCCGATAAGTTTTCTAGGATATGTTCATTTGCTCAGAAGGTAGAACTTCAAGTAAAAGACGAATCTGTCGAGGACTCACTAATAGATCTCGCGAACTATGCCTTATTATTTGCAGCCTATATTAAGCATAAAAAAGATGAAACAAAATCAAATGTCTAAACTATTTATAATAGATGGTCCACATATCCTTATCAGAAAAGATGGATCATCTATCTTGTTGGATAAACCCATATATAATGTTAGCGATGAATATCTAATGGGAATTAATGGATTCTATAAATGCTCTATCTGCAAAGATTGGTTTGATCAGATAATAACCTTATCAGAAAACTATCATCCTAAGTTTGTTCAAAATAAACAGTATTGTTCCGAATGTGATAATAATGTAAATAAGTCTACGAAGGTTGATTGCCATTCTTAATCTTCTAAAAAATGTGAAAAGCTGGCTCCTTAATCGGAGCTTGTCTTTTAGTCTTGTAAATAATCAAAGAATATCTAGCTTTTCACAGAGGATTTAGAATGTCGAAATTATGGCCATTTGCTAATGAAGCAAAACAAAAAGTTCACGCCTTAGAATCTCAAGTAAAACAATTACAAAATAAAATGGACGAAGACAATGATCTAGACTTTTCTATTAAGACACTAGAAGAGAAAGTCTATAATGAATCAGATGCCACTCCTATCTTAGGAACCTTTGGCGTTGTTGATGAATATCTAGACAAACAAATGCTTCAAAGATTATATTGCACTGAGACATGGTTCTTTATTGCTGTCAATGCAATCGCTACTGACATCGCCTCTCTTCCAATTAAGCTAGAAAAAAGAAAACTAACTAGACAATCTGTTGCTCAACAAGATGGTGTTACTGATAAGGTAAGTAGAGAAACTTGGATCGATGCATCAGGTGAACCAGAATTTAAAACACTTCAGAAACCCAATCATTTACAAACTCCTATGGAATTTTGGGCATTAATAGTTATTGACTTAATGGCAACTGGTGATGCTTATATCTTTGTTGATCAAGGAGCACCAGATGAAGACGAACTAGAAGACGCTAATGAATTAAGAAACAGATTAGGTCAGGCTATCAGAAGAGGTAGAACAACTGCTGTTAGAGGAATGTATAGACTATCTTCTAGTTTGATTCAACCAATAGCTGGAACAACAGATAAAAGAGTGTTGGAAGGATATGGGCTTCAGGCAGATGCTGGTTACTTTAAATTTAAACCAGAAGAAGTAATTCATATTAGATTACCTAATCCATCAGAACCTTTCTTTGGTCTTGCTCCAATAGTAGCTGTAATGAAGAAGCTATTGCTTGATAGATATACTGATGAACATATGTTAAGATTCTATAAGCAAGGAGCTCGTCTTGGTGGAATTATCAAGACTCAAAAGAAATTAACCAAAGAACAACTTATCAGATTAGAAAGAGTTTTTGAATCTAACTTCACAGGAAAAAGAAACCATCATAAAACTTTAGTCTTACCAGAAGGAATGGAATATCAAACAATAGAACAAAATCCAGGAGAGACTGCTTTAATAGATTTCTTAAAAGCAAACAAAGAACCGATACTGGCAGCTTATAAAGTGCCACCTATTAAGGTAGGATTACTAGATGGAGCCACTTACTCCAATGCTCTTATCCAAGATGCTACTTATTGGCAGAATACAATTAAACCAATCCTAGCCCACCTAGAACAGTCGATTAATAATCACGGTTCAGTTTTTAATCAGATAAAAGAATTAAGAATGAAGTTTGATTTAAGTGGTATTCAATCATTAGCGGAAGATACAATGGAGATGGCAAAGTCATCTTCTTATTTAAAAGATTCTGGTATGAGTGTTAATGAGATCAGAGAAAGAATCTGGAAGTTAGGTCCAGTAGAAGGTGGAAATATAGTTCCTTTAATTGAAGCTAGCAAAGCTCCAGCTCCTTTCATTCCATTTGGTAAAGAACATAAACCAGACATAGAAATAAAAACAGAAGTTCCTAATGTTCAAAATGATACTGCAACCTTATCAGATGTTAAACCTACTGGATTATCTTTTAGTGAAAGAGTTAGTCAGATCATTGCAGTTTCTATTGCTGCCGGAATAGATCCAGCCCTAGCAACTACTCAAGCAATTCAGACAGCTCTTCAAGAAGGATTGACACCATCATTAGCAGAGGTGCCCGGAACAGAAAAAAAGTGGGGAATCTTCAATCAAAGTCAAATAGAAGAACACACTAAGAAAGTAACAGGCAGTGAGATAGCTCCTTTGATAGAAACTTATCAAGGAGAAGTTCATCAGTTATTTAATAGAATGGAGAAACTCTTTTTAAAGAAAGCTAAATCATTTGCAAAATCATCTGCATATAAAACTAAAACAAGTGAAGATATGGATTTCTTATCAGATGCTGAAATGGAAATGTTTGTAGATGGTGAAGTTGAGACTTATACAAAAGCTCAATGGGCTGCAATGAGAAAGGGTTTCTCTTCTAGTATGTCAAGCACTCCGCTCACCTTTCCAAATGAAAGAGCTCTTAAAGCTTTAAAAGAAGTTGGCACTCAACACTTAAAGTCAATTACTGGAACAGCAAAAGAAAGAGTTAAAAATATTTTGGTAGATGCTTATGAACAACAAACATCTGTTACCGAAATTGCATCTTTAATAAGAGATGAATTTACTGCAATGAAAGCCAATAAAGCAAACATGATAGCCAGAACAGAAACTTTAACAGCTGTTTCATTAGGCCAAAGAACTAAAGTAGATGAATTTAAGATTCAATTTCCAACCGAAGCTAAGAGAATGAAGAAAGTTTGGATATCAGCACAAGATGAAAGAGTCCGAGATACTCATGCTGATTTAGATGGAGTGGCTATCGGGGTTGATGAGAAGTTTGATAACGGATTAATGTTTCCTAGAGATCCAGAGGGAGAAGCTGGCGAGGTGATTAATTGTCGATGCAGCACAATAGAATATTTAGCAGAAGACGAAGGAGATATTTCTTCAGCCTTATCTGATAACTCTTCTTTGGCAGATGCTACTGATCAAGCAGAGAAATCATTCAAACGATTAAAAAATGCAATAGCGCACAAAAGAAAGTTTAAACCGACTTGTAATTAATCTTTGTCTATCTGCTTAAGGGAAATCATATGACTAAAAAGAAAGATGCTTCAATAAAAAAACAAAAGAAAGTAACCAGATACTTGCATTGCTTTGTCGATTGGGACGTTAAGCAAATAACTAAAGACGCTTCTGGTAAAATGATCATTAAAGGTTTTGCTAATACTTCTGATAAAGATCGTATTGGAGACGTCGTTCTTCCAACAGCATTCGAAAAGTCTTTACCAGAATATATGGACAATCCAGTTATTCTTTTCCAACACAATTGGGATAAGCTTATCGGAAAGTGTTTAAAAGCAGATGTCATTAAAGAAGGCGAACAACAAGGTCTTTATATAGAGTGTGAAATCTCTAATGCTAAAGATGTTGAAGAAGTCAAAACGAAAATTGGAGAAGGATCTTTAAAGACTTTCTCAATTGGTTATAATGAAGTTGAAGCTGAATATGATGAAGAGTCTGGAGTTAACGTAGTTAAAGAATTAGAACTATTAGAAATATCAGTAGTAACTATCCCATGCAATCCTAAAGCAAAATTCACAGCGACTGTTGAATCAGAAAAAGAAGTTAAAACTGTTGATGAAGAACAAGATTTAAATGGATTCTTTAAATTCTTAGCAGATAGTTTAAGCGATTTAAAATCAGAAGAAAAAGTAGATGCAGAGTTCTTAAGTGAATTATCAGATTTATATTTTAATAACCAGAAGGAGAAGTCAAATGACACTGAAAACTAAAAAAGAATTGATCGCTGCTCTTAAAGCTAAATCATTAGTAGCTACTAAAGTTGATCCTAAAGCCGAAGCAGATGCTAAAGCAAAAGAAGAAGCTGATAAAAAAGCTAAGGAAGAAGCAGACAAGAAAGCAAAAGAAGAAGCTGACGCAGCTGCTAAGAAGAAAGCAGAAGACGACGCTAAGGCATGTTCTGACAAACCGAAAGAAGAACCAGTTAAGAAAGAAGATCCAGCAGCTGGTGGACAAGTATCTTTAGAATCTCTTTCATCTAAAATTGATGAGATGATGAAGAATATGAATATGGTTATGGAAGCTCTTTCAGTTGTTCTTGAAGGAAACCAAGAAGCTCCAGCAGAAGAAGCAAAAGAAGATCCTAAGAAAGATCCTGCTCATGCTGATGCAGAAAATGTTGTTGAAGACTCTACTGAAACTGCTGACGATGAAAAAACAGAAGACGAACTATTAAAAGAACTAGAAAAAACAATTGCTGAAATTGATGAATTAGAAGAAGCTTAATTCTTAGCATTGTATATAATTATTTGTTAGAAGAAAATTGGTCAATAAAATAAATTTAATAACGAACATAAAAGGAGACTCGCCGTGGACTTAAAAAAATCACTAGCTGACGCTAAAAAAGTTCTTGAAGCTAAGAAAGCTGAAAGACTTGCTGCATCACAAAAATCAGCACCAAAAACTACTAACTCTAAGGCAATGCCAGAATTGCTTAAGAAAACTTTAGATAACTTCGGAGTTAAATCTCTTAACGAAGTTATTGCAGTAAACACTGCTGACAGAAAGTTTGCTTATCTTTCTAAAGAAGAAAAAGAAAAGGTTAAAGCCCTTAAAGAAGGCGTTGATACTGCAATCCTTATTTCTAAACTTTTCAAAATTCCTGTTGAAAAAACTAAATTCTTTAAAGAAGAATTGTCTTTCACATTAAAAGCTTTCGGTATCGCTTCAGGTTCTAACGGATTTGAATGGATTCCAACAATCGTTTCTGATTCTTATATTGATGAATTTAATCTTGAAAGAAAAGTTTCTGGATTATTCGTTGAAGTAAAAATGCCATCTAACCCATACAAATGGCCAGTTCTTTCTGCTGGTGCAATCGCTCGTCGTACTGGCGTAGCTACTGCAACTAACAAACAAACTTTCAATACTGATAAAACTATTCAGTTTGATGCTGAAAAACTAGCTTCTCGTTATGAACTACCAGAAGAATTGAATGAAGATAGTGCTCCAGATGTAATCAAAGCTATCCGTCAAGAACTTATGGAAGGTCAAGAAAAAGCATTAGAAATCGCAATCCTTGAAGGAGATAAAGAAGGAAACCTTCACCACTTCTCTCAACTTCCAGACGTTGCTGGTGGAACTACTATCGCTTCTATCATCGCTGAAACTCCAGAAACTGCTTTCCACGGTATCAGAACAAGAATCATTGGTGCAACTCTTGCTCTAAGTTCTGTTGACTCTGGTGCTAATGCAGTATCTGAAACTGAAATCTCAGCTGCTCGCGGTAAAATGGGAAAATTTGGTGTTGATCCTTCTCAACTAGTAGTGATCGCTGGTCCAAAAGTTTATAACCAAATGATCCTTCTTGATGACGTTAGAACAATTGAACAATACGGCGGACAAGCAACAGTTTTAACTGGTGAACTTGCAAAATACGAAGGTATGCCGGTAATTGTTTCTGAATACTTGAGAGAAGATCTTAACGCTCTTGGTGTTAACTCAGCAACGGCTGGTGACAACATCAAAGGTTCATTGCTAATCGTTAACAGAAAACGTTGGTTCTTAGGATTACGTCGTGCAGTTCAAGTTAAAGTTGAAAACAACAAAACTGAAATGGACGTTCTTGACTTGGTAGCATTCTCACGAAGAGCTTTCCAAGCAGTTCTAAAAGCTGATGGTTCTAACTACGCTGCTGAATCTACTGCAGCTATGGTTTACAACATCGGATTCTAATCTCTAACTAAAAAATAGAGTTTAATAAGGGGAGTAGAGAAATCTACTCCTTTTTTATTTTGTAAGTATTCAATATAAAAAGCAAAGGATATATCATGAGTCTTGCTATAAAATCTAACTCCACTATCACTATATTCCCACTAAGTAATCGAGTTGGATTGGAAGAAGTGGCGTGTCATATATTATCTGGTAGCAAGATAAAAGTAACATTATATTCCGCAACAGCCGTTCAAGTTACCTTAGAAATCTACAACTCTTTCTCCAAAGATGTTCCATATCGCTTAATAGAAACTCTGACTTTAAATGTAGTCGGATTTAAAGACTTCATTATTAATGATTTTCATAATTACTTTAATTTTAAATTAACAACAGCAAGTAGCGCAAATTGTAGTGTTGGCATTTCTGTTAAGGAAGACTCTGACGCGGGATTTAATTCTAATCAAGAATTACTAAATGAATTGAATAGATTGGTACCAGAATTTTATACCGATGCAGAAGTAATGGCAGAGACTGCAGGTAAACAACCGACTCTAATAGAATTTAGAAAAGATGGAATAGTCTTAGCCACTATACAAATAACTTACGTCAATGAAGTTTTTAAGAGGGTGCAAAAATTGTAAAAATGAAGTATGAATAAAATAGCATTTAATCCATTAACTGGAAAGTTTGATTTAGTCGGTGGTGCTAGTTTTGAGTCGGTAGCCGTGACAGTAACGAGCGCAAATGTTTGGACTAGTGTTCCATTAACGACTATAACAATGCCTCATAATGCTGAAACTTACAATCAGACAAACAATGAAAAGGTTACTATAGATGTTAGAATTAATGGAAGTGCAGTAGAGATAAGAGCAAAGCAATTAAGAACATACACTATTAGAGTCGAAGGATATTAAGGAGATCAAATGGGAAAGTCAGTCGAAACAGATTTAGTCTTAAATGGTAATGAGATCCAAAGTGCGAGTTGGGAAAAACTAGCAACAGATCCTCTTACGCCTTTTGCAGGTCAACATTGGTTAAATACTGTATCAAATAAAAAGAAATTTTTTGATGGAACGACTGTTCATGTAATAGCTGATGAAGCATTTGTTCAAACAGCTATTCAACAAATCGGCCAATCACAAGGCGCCTTCGACGCTTCTGCGGGCTTACTTCCAGTGGTTGCTAATCTTATTGATGGTGATACTGTAATACGTCGTGGTGACTATTGGGATATATCAGTAGCAGGAACTATCGCTTCTTTAGGCGGTGGATCAAACGTTCTAGCAATTGGTGACGTATTAAAATTTGTTGGCACTCTTCCAGCTAACCCAGCTCATTGGATTGGGATTCAAAGAAATTTAAATGATACTTTGATTGGTAATGCTAAAACAGAAAGACAAACTGTTAATTTAGTTGCAAATACTCCATTAACAGTAAGTGCTGCAGTTATTACCGATGTTCATTCTGTTCAAGTTTTTAACTCAGCTGGTAAAGAAATTATAGTTGAAGTAGATCGTAGTGGATTAGCTAATCAAAGAATATTGACGGCTAAAAGATCTTTAACTGGTGTAGTAGTTGAATTGCTAGGTGCTAGTTAATGGCTAAGGATATTGAAACCGATTTAGATTTACATAATGTTGGGAGGATTTTAAATTCTCCCGATCCTCTTTTGCCTCAAGAAGTTGCTACAAAAAATTACGTTGATACTCATATTGGCGGAGGCGGTTTGACAAACCTTGAAGGCGGCAGTGCTGGAAGTATTTATTTAGCATCTGGAATGTCTATTGATTGTGGAGTTGCGTAATGGCTGTTCAAATACAATTACGGCGCGATCTTGCGGCAAATTGGACAACAGTAAATCCAATACTTGCACAAGGTGAGTTTGGATTTGAAACTGATACCCTAAAATGCAAACTAGGAAACGGTACGTCAACGTGGACAGCATTACCATACACTTTTGTAGATGGTATTCAAGGAATTCAAGGTATACAGGGGATTCAAGGAAATCCTGGTATTCAAGGAATACAGGGTATTCAAGGAAATCCTGGGACTAATGGAACAAACGGTCTTGGTGTTCCAGTTGGAGGAACTGCTAATCAAGTTCTAGCAAAAATAGACGCCACTAATAACAATACTCAATGGGTCAATCCTACTGGAGCTACAAAGACTGAAATAGAATTAGACTTTGGAACATCTAGTATTAAAACTAAAACTTTTACAATCACAGACGCTGCAATAGTTAGCACTAATTTAATAACAATGGTTCAATCTGGAAACGCGCCAACGCTCAGATCACAAGACGAAAATGAAATGGATTCGTTTATTTGTCGGTGCGTGGCAAATACGGGAACAATAACAGCTTATATCACATCTTTAGAGGGTGCGGTATCTGGAAAATATAAATTTATTTATCAAGCATAGGAGTAAATAATGGCAAAAATAGAATCAGGATTGACAGCGGACCTATTAACAATAGATCCCATCTCTAAAGCAGCAAGGGTTACGCTATATTATGCAGATGGAACCGAAATGGATATACATCCGGTCAGTGAATATATGGCTGGTGGATCTATATTAACCACAGCCGCTTTCGCAGCTGGTGCTGGATTATTTTGTCTTCAAAATGGACCAACTGGTATTTTAAAACTAAAAGCAATAGAAATGGGAGTTGGTTTCTGTGGAACTGCGGCCGCCACAGCAATGCAATTACAATTAACAAGATTTAATACAGCTTCTCCAACAGGTGGCACAGCAGTAGTAGCAGCATCAGAAACTTCTACAATGCCAGCTACGCGAGCAGCTAATATAAGAATATGCACTGCGGCTGCTGCATTAACGATAACAGGTATTGTGCAGACAGGTGCGATGATGAACTTTGTCATTCCTAGGTCAGTAACAGGAACTAGAGGCGATTTCGATATTACAAGAGATATAGAGTTGCAACCAAATGAAGGAATATTATTATCATATTTAGCAGCGGGTGTTATTGGTGACACTTTTTCAATTAGTGCTTATTGGTATGAGATGTAAGGAGTTTTTATGGTAACAAATACAACATTCGCTCCATTAAAAGTTTCAGATTTTACAAGTGCATCATTAAATTTTGATGGAATTGGAGTAAGCGGTTCGTGTGCCGTCGTAGATGAAACACTGCCTCTACCAGTCAATATTGATTTGGCATTAACAGATGACGTACTATTAATTGGTGGAATCTTATTGGTAAAATGGGGACAATTTAATGATAAGGTTTGTATGCAAGTTGTGCACCCAATAGCTGGCGTGCTCAATCAATATGTAACAGACTATCATATTATAGAAGATTCTCAGAAACAATTTGAAATTTTAAATGTGTACCCAGCTAAAATACCGGCAGGATGCATATTACGTGTAGTTTATACGCCATGTAATATTGTTGGTAACAGAAATATTGCTATCAATTATAATTTACACAAAGTAATGGTATAATTTATGAAAAAAATAGTTTTTGGATTCTCTACAACTAATATGCTTATGTCTTGGTTAATTAGAAAAGTCCAAGGAATAGATTGTTCACATTGTTATGCTCAATTCACTTCATCAGCTGGAGAAGAATTAGTTTATGAAGCAGAAGGCATGCAAACTCACTTAGTAAATAAAAAACAGTTTATTAAAGGAAATATAGTAGTTAGAGAATATGAGATAGA